CATACGAAGCCTGAACCGCCGCCTTGGTGTTGTTCACGGTGTTGATGTACGTCGCTATTGCCTGTGCCTCGGTTTCGTCAATAATGCCGTCCTTAAAAGCTCCGTCCACATAGTCGTTCAGGTTCGAGATAGCTGTGTTCGCTTCGGTTGCCGAGGTCAGCGCACTGTTAGCCGTTGTCTGTGCGTTCTTAGCGTCCGTCACAGCTTGGTCGGCTGTTGATTGTGCGTCCTCGGCTTTCTTGTTGATAACGGATATAATGGAGTTCGTCGCAACCTCCACCGCTTTATTATAGGCGGCGTAAGCTGTGTTATATGCGTCGAATTTATCATTGACATCCTTGCTCTCCGCATCCGTTGTCTTGCTGTCAGCGATAGCCGTGTTAATGGACGTGATAAGGTTCGATATGGACGTGATGAGCGTGTTGTATGCGTCCGAAAGCCCTGTTTTCGCTACGCCCGTGAGGTACGTGTTTGCATAGAGCTGAGCATACGAAGCCTGAACCGCCGCCTTGGTGTTGTTCACGGTGTTGATGTACGTCGCTATTGCCTGTGCCTCAGCCTCCGTAATAATCCCGTCACGGAATGCGTCGTTGACATACGAATCGAGGTCTTTCACAGCGTTGTTGGCGGTGTCTGCTGTTGACTGTGCGTTGTTTGCTGCGGTCTGAGCGTCCGATATGCTGTCCGTGAGGTCTGTGTACCCGTCCAACTTGGATAGCCCGTCAGAGCCTGACAGGAACTTGATTTTGCCGCATATCACGCCGTTTAACAGGTCGAAATAGGTGTCGCCGTCCGTTGATACAATCTTGTCCGTCGTCACACGTCCGGGGAGGATTTCCGTGAACCCGTACAGGCTGACATAGCTTCGCGCCCCGTCGTACTCGCTATTCAGGATTCCAACCAACAGGTAATAATATGCCTCCTCGCTTTCTATGGCGTGGGCTGTTGTATCGAGCACGAACACGCCTGTGCCGGGCACGCCCGCCGTAACGTTGCGGCTGACACGGGCATACAGGTAATAGCGTGCGTCGCTGTCGTCAAGCACCGCACTCGTGAACGCTGACATCCTCCAATACAGATACTCGGAATAGCTGTGCTCTGCACTGACTGTGGTTATGCCAAGCGTCATGTGCTGTAACAGGCACGAAGCCACCGTAAGCTGTTTCGTCGTGCTGTTGTAGGTGATAACAGGGTCAACCGCTTGTTGCCACGTCAGGCTGTTGATGAAGCGGAACTGCAAGCTCTCATCGCCGACGAGCATTGACATCGTCTGTACGGATATCGGGGTTATGGAGTTCGTGAAGTTGCTCAACAGCGCAGCCTCCAACATCGACATTGTTTCCTTTGCGTCACGGAAGCGGCGTTTGGTAAATTGCAGAGCTTTTTGGTGGTTATCCTCAACGACGACCTCTTGGCTTGCGATGTCTTTCACGGCTGACGTGAATCCGCCTGTTATGGTTTCGTTTGACAGTTCAATGGTCGGGCTGTGAGGGTTATTGATATAGTCCTTAATGCCTGTTATGCGAACAAGCACGCCCTCCTGCTGAAAGCTCTCGTCACTATACAACACGAAGCCGCCGAGCTTTATGCGCCCGCCGATGTTCGTCCAATCCTTTTTAGCCCACAACCCGTCGAGTTCCCCGGTAAAGGAGAATTTCTCCTCTTCAAGCTCATACAGTTTCTTGACACAGGTTCGGAACATATCCCACTCTGCGCCTGTTTTGGTTTCGTTGTCACATATATACTCGTCGGGCAACATCACATTGAATACGGCGTAATGGTTGCCCGCCACGGGCTTAAATGTTTCGTTGGGCATAGTTACACCGTCAATCTCTTGCGGCGTGATTTCGAAGCGACGTGCGGCTTTCTCAACACCGTTGACTTTCTTTGCCTCATGGATATATTTGACCTCGAACTCGTTGCCGTTGGCAAGCATACCGTCTTGAAATACGACGGTCATTGTCTCGCCGTCAATCAGGTATTTCTCATAGTCGAGGTTGGCGGGTATGTCAGCGTCGATAATATCGTAGAAATTGTCGTCCTCATCAACACAGACAACCTCGGAGATGGTACCGACACGCTGAGGATATATGTCCGAGCAGTCCAAGCTGTCCTCAGCCTTGGACGACAGCTCCTTGTCGAGGCGTTGGAGCGACAGCCCGTCGTCCGATGTCACATATCGGCGGGCGTTGGAGGCGTTGAAGCCCTCCTCGTCCTCGAAGTACTCTCCGTCATAGCTGATAACCTGCGCTTTCGGCAGGTGGAGTTCGCTGCCCCCGTATTTCGACAGGTCTATGTTATCAGAGCCGCCCTGCGGGAAGAGGATTTCGCACGGCGGGTTGTCGCCACTGTTGGAGCGGGCAAGCCCTGACTTGAAACCGTTCCCCTTGCCGTAAGACAGCGGGAGCGGGTTGTCTTTGTTGTACTCAACCTTGCGGAGCGATACACAGCGTCCGACAATCTCATACTCCGTTTCAAATTCGGAAGCCATTTGTTGGAGGGCTTCGATACAGTAGGCATGATCATAACTGATGAGGTGTTCAGCCGCCTCGATACAGTCGCCCACAGTCCACCCTGTTTCGCGGTTGTTCATGTTATCGACGAACATCTGCAGGTGCTCACGGGGTGTCGCTGTCAGCGAGAATTTCAGGCGGTGGTCAACCGGGTTGCGGAACTTCCATATCTTGGCGTGTGCCTCAGCCCCCTCAAACGTTACCGTATAATCGAAATACCTGTTGTGCTGTTTCTTGAACGCCTCGGGACGCTCGAGCGTGTACTTGTCGGCTTGATACACGATATAAGCCCCGACAGGCAGCTCAACGTGTTCGGCAAGCTGATACTTCAAGACCACGTTATTATCGCCCATGATAGCCCGGTAACGATAGCTGCTATCATCGACGTTTATGTCAAGCAGGACATCCCCTGCGCTGTTGTATATCTTCATTGTTACGCTGTTTATTAGTTATTTTCTTCTGATTCGCCCGCAGTCGCCGCCAAATAATTTATTGGTATGTTTATACCATTCAAAATCGAAAACGCGACTGCGGGCTTGAAATCGCCTTGCCGTATCACGTGAACTGATAAATCTTTCCCTTACCGCATTTAGCCGCCTTGATAACCGTCACGAACGGCAGGTTATCCGCCGTCACTTGGTCGAGGCAGCTTTTCAGCGTTTCGGCGTTGGTAAAGAACTTCCCCTCTACAGGCGTAGCCTCCGTCGTTTGAAAGTGAACGAGGTATCGACCCTCACCGTGCGCCGTCTTGACGTTGGGCTGAAAATCGAGTACCATAATCTCGCTGTTCAATATATCAGTAATAGACACCTGTTGACAGTTGAATATCTTTCCATTGTCTTTAGGTAAGATTCCGAGTTCGCTAAACCTTTTAGCCATAGTCCAATCTCCTATCATTAAATGTTACACGTAATACCATTGTCACTCAATGCCGAGAGCCTCACAGTCAGCGTCCACCTGCGCTTTCAGTGAGGAACGGTATTCGAGGAACTCCTTATAGCGGGCGATTTTCTCTTTCGCCTCGTCGCTTGTCTTTGACGAGCCAACCATGCCGAGCTGTGCGGCGTTGTACTCGTTGACGAGCTTCTGTTCATGCGATACAGGGCAGACGGCGGCAATAACAGCCTCCGTAATCTTGTTCGCTGTGAGCGGAGCCCACACGGTCACTTCGTCGCACTCCCACGAGGTACGTGTCACGACGGTGTCGTCACTCTCGCCGCCCTGTGCGGGGGCTTCTGTTGTCTTCTCCTCAATGTTATAACGGTACAGATAGCTGCCGTTACCAACTGCCTCCAAGACGGAGGGCTTGCTGTCATAATTTGCCATAATAATCTTTGTTTATAATTGTACGTAATAAATTCCTGCTGTCACTGTATTTCGCCCAACCGAGCCACGAGCACACGCCCTGTTTATAAGCCGGGAACGGCGGGAGCGGTGTATGTCGGTTCAGCCTCGCAGCCGCCCGGCAGAAGTTCTTCTTAATGGACTTCCTGATGAGCGTCTGTTTATGATAGAAGCGGAAGCCGACGAAGTCCACGCTTCGCCCGTGCTTGTCGTAACGGTTCTCTGCCACGGGGAACACCTGATAATTGCCTTTCAGCTCCAACCGCAGTTCGTCGTGGAGCTTCGCTTTCAGCTCACGCAACAGCTCCTGCAGCGTCTGTTTGTCGGCGGCGTACATGGTACCGTCGTCGGCATAGAAAACACCCGGTATTCGTTTCACCTCGTTCACCCAACGTATCACATAAGACAGCACGAGGTTAGCGAGATATTGGCTCAGGTAATTACCTATTGGCACGGAGCGACCGTAAACAGGTTGTCCGGGGTTCAACGGGTCGGGAGAGCCGTTCACGCTGTCTATTATCTCATCTATCAGCCACAGCGTGCGTGGGCACTTTATCTTGCGGCGCACTATCTGTTTCAACACAGCGTGATCGATAGACGGATAGAACTTGCGGATGTCAATTTTCAGGCAGTAACGGCTGTTCTTCCTGTCCTCCAATATCCGTTTCGTCTGTATCATCGCAGCCTGTATGCCCCGCCCCTTAATGCAGCTGTGCGTGTTGTACGGGAACACAGCCACCCATATCGGTTCGAGGACGTTCATTATGGCGTGATGAACAATACGGTCGGGATAATACGGCAGACGGTAAATAAGCCGCTCCTTGGGTTCATACACAGTGAACACCTCATAGTCTGATGTACGGAAGCTCCGTGTCAACAGGGCTTCATGCAGCTTTTCGAGATTCGCTTCACGGTTCTTGTCATGCTGTTGTACACCGTAGGAATGGAGCTTCCCCCGACGAGCCTTTTCATCGGCAAGTCGGAGGTTCTCCATTGAGATTATCTTATCGTATAAGTTACCTATACGCTTCATTGCTCTGCTTTCTATTCGGGGTCTTCGATAGCCCATACAACAGGCGTTTCTACCAATCCCTTTCGGTTTTACTTGAAGTTTTTTGCCAAGTGGCAAGGTCGCTGTCCTATATTGTATCATATTTCACAGGCTGTGAACCTGTTCCGTATAACCTGTTTTATTAGCATAGGTGAGAGCCGATGTTCGCATTCGTATTCGAGGGCACGTTATTCGAATTCGCATAAGCGAAGCCTGCATTCGCACCGTTATTCGCATTACCGCTGAACAGAACCCCACGAGGGCAGCCAACCTGTTTATTTCATTATTTCAATATCACTCTTACTCGCTCAACCCTGAGGACGCAGGACGGGACGATTCGCGCTCCCACAGGGGGAGCGGTTCGCTCATCGGGCTATGCGCTTTTCGGGATAAAGCAGAGGCGAGAGCCGATGCGCGCAGTCGTATACGAGGGCACGCTATACGAATTCGCACAAGCGAAGCCCGCATTCGCACCGTAATGCGCAGCACCGCCGAACAGAACCCCACGGAGGTTTTCTGATGTTGGAATGTTCGTATAGTGATAGTCACAGTAGTAGGTCGTACTGCCGCCGCCCACAGCTGTTGGCATAATATCGCCGTATTCGCCACCGATAATTGTCTTGACATATCCGTCGTTGCGTGCCTCGTTCCCGGCATGACGATAGCCTGTGTATCCGCTGTCCGTGAAATTAGCCGGGTCGCTGCATACGAACACCTTGGAGAGGTCGTCGCCGCCGTTGGCTGTTGTCGGGCTGATACGCACGTTAATACCGTCAGTCCACTGCCACAGATGTCCGAACGGGTTCTCCACGCCTCTGTATCGGGACACGTTGAATGTCTTTGTGATAGAGCCACCTGCGTCGGTGTTGTCAACCGTGTAAGCCACAACACCTGTGCCGTTACCGAGGCTGTCTGTGGTACCGCAGGGTACGAACGGATAATAGCCGTTGAACGTGTTCCAATCTCCGTTCCATGTCGTTACGCCGTCGCCAAGTCCGCCCTGCTTGTAACCGTCGGAGGTCAGTTCAGCATTATACGCCGCCTGTGAGTTCAGTGTGGCGTATTCAATCACGAACAGCCAATAGAGCGTCTTGTGTGCGTCGTAGGTCATACAGTTCCACTCCGTTGAGCCGCTCTTGCGGTTACGGGCGTAAGTACGGAAATTCGTGCGGCTGATCTGCGTTGCCGGGCAACCGAGGAACGAGCGGTATGTGCCGTCGTAGGCTGAGTTATTATTACCGCCACGGTAATCTGCGTCGGTGTTGGCGACGGAGGCAAGTTTGTTCGTGCTGCGCTGTACGGTCGCCTCGTAAGCCGACACATACATTTTCGGCACGAAGTGATAGCCGGGCAGCGGGTATTCGGACATCATCGCCGTAAGCTGTGTGCCGACGGTTGAGAACTTTTCGTAGTGGTCGGGTATCTCGACCATCACCTGTCCTCGTGAGCCGTCACGTGTCTGTCCCTCCCATGTTGTCGGGTTCAGGTATTCGACAACGTTACCGTCGTCGTCCAACAGACAGCCCTTCATGCGGCTCTGAATAGGGAGGCTGCGGTGGAGGTCACTACTGCCTGTACGTGTCAGCGTCGGGCTGCTCACAGAGCTGTCGATAATTACGCCGTATGCACATTGGCTCTCAACGTAAGGCAGTAGGGCGGCGAGTTTCGCCTGTTTGCTCTCGCCGTCCTCGTCGAGGACATGGGTAATGAGGTTGAACGGGTTCGTCCCGTCAACGGCGGGCAGGTCTTGCAGACGTTTGCCGTTCTGATAGGCTGTTATCATCTGTGCGATGATAGTTTCTTGTTCTGATGTCAGTGCCATAATTCTACTTTATTAAATGTTATTACTTTGTTATATCACTGTTATGCGATTGTTAGTTGAACAGGAACGAGCCGTCGGACGTGAGCAGGGCGGCTGAGCGGCTGTTCACGAGGGCAAGCCCGGCACGGCGCACCTGTATCTCAATAGTCTTGAACAGGGCTGTGTTACCTGTCGGAACGACGTGAACGACGGATGTGCCCTCCTGTCGCACCGTTATACGCCCGTCAGGGGCGACAGACACGGCGTTATTATCGCCAAGGTAGAGCACGTTCTTTACAGCGTAAGACGGCTCTAAAACGGCTTGTACGAACAGCTCGGCGAGGTTACCAAATGTTATCTGTTTGGGATATTCGACGGTCAGGGCTGTCGGGTATAAGCCGTGCGAAACGACCTGAGCGGAAGCCTCGATAATCTGTCGGCACTCCTCCGTCGCTTCATTGGCATTGGTGGTCGCCGTCACAGCGTTCGCCGTGGCTGTGTTGGCGTTGGAGGCTGCTGTGGACGCTGCCGTCGCCTGTGTGTTGGCGTTGCCCGCAGCGGTGTTCGCAGAGTTGGCGGCGTTGATAGCCGTTGTCTTAGCCTCCGTTGCAGCCGTCGCAGCGTCGTTGGCGGTCTTAGCCGCTGTGTTGGCGTTGGAGGCTGCTGTGGACGCTGCCGTCGCCTGTGTGTTGGCGTTGCCCGCAGCGGTGTTCGCAGAGTTGGCGGCGTTGATAGCCGTTGTCTTAGCCTCCGTTGCAGCCGTCGCAGCGTCGTTGGCGGTCTTAGCCGCTGTGTTGGCGTTGGAGGCTGCTGTGGACGCTGCCGTCGCCTGTGTGTTGGCAGATGCCGCCGACGTGTCGGCTGTTGTCGCCGCTGTGTTAGCTTTATCGGCTGCGGCGAGGGCTGCTTCTTTCTCAGCCTTGATGTCCGTTATCGCCGTTGTCACTTTCCCGGCAGCGGTGTTAGCCGCCGACGCAGCGTTATTGGCAGCGGTTGTGGCTGTGTTGGCATTCGTCGTAGCCGTGTTCGCCTTGGAGGTAGCGTCCGTAGCGTCCTTTGTCGCTGTTTCTGCGGCGTTTGCGGCGGCGTTAGCAGAGGTTGCAGCAGAGTTAGCCGCAACGGTTGCGTCCGTCGCAAATTGGGCGGCTGTGTTGGCAAAATCGGCGACGGCTTTCGTGTCCTTTGCGGCGGCGTTAGCGTTATCCGCTGCCTCCTCGACGAACTCCAAGGACACAGCGACCGATTCGTTATTCGCATCTGTGCCGAGCGTCAACAGTCCCTTTAGGCTGTCCGCCAACGGCATTTGGGATATAGGTATCTTCTTCATATCGCGATATATGTTTAATTACTTATCCGGGGTTAAATCAATGAAGTCCTCGTAGTCCTCCGTACAAACAGGCGTGCCGTCCTCGGTACAGAGGATGATGTCGTCTGTTATGCGGAAGTCACGGTGGAACACCAACGTTAGCGTGAACTCGAGCCATATCTTACCCTCAGGGAAGAAATTCGTCACCTGACACTGCTTGTAATAACAGGGAAAGGTCGTCTCGATGTCACGCACATACAACATACGTTCGCCGGGCTGAATGAGGGCGTACAACAGAGCGTCCCAATTCCTCCACAGCTCCGTCAGGCTGTCAGCCCTCATCAGGCAGGTCAGCTTCACGTCCTTACTCTTATAGCGCACGTTCTTATCAGTGACAATGGGCTGTCCGTTGCTGTCCTTGACTATCTCGCCGTCGCTGTCACGCTGATATACACGAGAGCCGTCGTATATAGCCCCGGCGACGGACGGGATGTTACGCAGGAGGTTAGTCTTGATCTGCGGGGCTTTCTTTATCTCGGCGAGTGAGCCGTCAAGCACACGCACGCCGTAGGTTGACAACAGCACGTCATCGAGGTCATAGTCCTCCGATACGAACAGGCTGCTCTTGGGTGTGATTGCCGTATCGCCTGACAACGGGAAGTCGTCAGCGAATTTCAGGGTGACTGTCTCGAGCGTTCTGATATATTTATAGTTCGGCTGTGACACGAGGCGGAGCGTGAACGAACGCCCGATAGAGGGGCTGTTGAACTCATGGTAAGCACCGTCGCACAACAGGTCTATCATGGTAAACAGTGCGCTCATACTGCCCGACACGGCGAAGCTCAGCTGCACCTCGTGGGTATTGAGCACGGGGGCTTCGAGGTCAGGTTCAACACCGTCCTCCTCCTGCCAATCGTTCGTCGTGACAGCCTTCAACGGGGGAAAAGCGATAAGCTCGTTCCACCCGTTCTCGGTGACATATACGCCGTACTTATCGTAAGCGTCGTTACCGTCTATGTATAACCGTCCTGTCATCATAAGATTATAGCGTTATCTTTTACATTCTTAATCAGCCCGCAACCCTCCTCACTGACAGCCCGAACGACCGTCCACCCTGAGGCGTTCAACACAGCCCGTGCGCCCCGCATGAGGTACACGGTGTGAGAGGACATCGCCCGGCAGTTCACTGTTGCAGTCGTGTCGCCGACGATAACGGCTTTTGCGGGGTCTGTCAGCGTTATCAACCCTGCGTCAATATAAACGCCCCAACGCTCCACGTTGAACGGCTTAAATCGCCGCAAAGTGGCTATGTCGGGGAAGCGGTGTTCCATACAGAACTCCATGCCCTGAGGTGTCATAAACAGGCGCACAATATCCTCGACCGTGCGCTCTCTCCCGGTAAACAGGTCACAGGCTCCGAGCTTACGAGCCTGTGCGTATATGTCTTGTATCAACTTCTCCATAACGGCTGTGTGTTATTTGACCTTAATTCCTTTCACTGATATATCGTCGAGGGAGTTCTTGACGGACTTCAACGACGTTTCCATACGTTCGAGGCGGGCACCGAAACCCTCTGTCTCGCTCTCGATGTTCAACACCGATTGGAGGATAAGCCCGGCGGTGGCGGCAACCTGTTTCGTCAGTTCGTTGATTGAGTAGGTGTGCCCCTGTATCGCTGTGGCTCGTCCGTTCAGCTCATCGACGCTCTCCTGTGAGGCGGTGGCTATGCCGCTCGAGGAAGCCTCGCGCTCGGCTGTGACCGTGAACGTATTCTTTACGCTGTCAGGCAGGTTTTCCCATATCTCAGCGAATTGGTCGCCGACAACATTCAGGTCGTTGGCGAAGTCTGACATGGAGTTGATAACAGCGTCGAGCGACTGAAACTCCCCGTCCTTGAACCACTTCTGTTTATACTTGTCGAATATCTCGCCGAGCGGCTCTTCGAGGAACTTCTGTACGAGCATATTCTTCATGATGTCAGCCACGATTTCGTTCACCTTGTCGCCCCAAGCCTCGGCGTAATCCTCGCCGTCTTGGAACGCCTCGAAGAACGCATCTCCAAGCTCTGAGGCTATGTCGTCGCTCGAACCGCCGATGATTTCCTCCACCATATCGTTGATAACCTCCAACGCCTGTTGTCCGAGTTCCTCTATCTCCTGTTCCCACTCGGCAATTTGGTCGTTATCGGTTTTTTTCTTGCTGCGCTCCGTGTCGATCTGCTGTTGTATCAGCACCTGCTGCTCGGCGATATTCTTCAATTGGTCTTGGGCTGACGAGTACTTGGATTCACCGAGAGCCTTGTCAGCCGTGTATTTCATCTTACCGTAAGCGTCAGTTATCTTCTCAACAGAGCCCGACAGAAGCTGTGTGTTCTTTGCGGCTGAACCGAACGCCGCCGACATCGCTCCCCAAAAATCATGGGCGGCGAGTTTCGCCTGTACGAGCTCCTGCCGTGTCTGCGAGATAGCCTGTTGAACGGTTTTCAGATATGAGCCCGCAGCGGTCGCCTGTGACGAGCGCACGGTGTCTTGGTTGTCGAGCTCCCACTGTAACTCATCGATACGGTTCTGTAGGTTATCGATTTCCTTCTGTTTGCTTTCGTCGTTATTAAACAGCCCGATAATGGTCTGCGCTATCTGCATAGCCGCCCCGATAATGGCGAGGATAACAGAGGCTTTCTCGACGGTCTGTATAGCCGCCGAAGCCGACGCAGCTGTTGCTGTTGTCGCCGCCGCTGACTGTTGTGTCAGGGTGACAATGCTGTTTACCATTGACAGCGTTGATGTGGCGATTTGCCCGGCTGACTCAATGATGTCGCCGACCGTACCGCCGATAGCCTCTCCGATACCCTCAAACTCCGTTTCAACCTCCTGCAGTGTCTTGTACAGGTCTTGCCACTCCTTGATAGAGCGTTTATCAGGGCGTTCGCTTGTCTTCGCACGCTGCTTCTTGACTGATTCCTCAGCCTTGGCAACCTTGGCACGGGCTGTTGATAAGTCCTTTTCCGAGGCGTTGCCCTGCTTCTCGAGTTCGTCGAGGGCTTTCTTCGCCTTTTCGAGTTCCTTTTCAAGAGCCGCCAAGGACATCTCGGCTATATCGTTACACCACGCCTCGTAGGTTTCCTCACGGGAGGCAAACTCATAGTCAACGGCTTTCAGGGCTTCATCAGCCTGACGGTTCAGCTCGTTGACGTTGCCCTGTGTGACACCGTCACGCAGTTCGGTTGTGGTGTTACCCTTGTCGTCTTTCTTATACAGAGCCTTGCGGCGTTCCGCATACTCCTCCTGTATTTTCAGGCGTTTTTGCTCGTAGGTCATGATATCGGACAGCTCGTCCTCCAAGATGTCTTTCACGCCCTTGGCATAGGTTTTCTCAACATTCTCCCTGCCTTGGTCTATCTGTGTGCGCTGTGTATCGGTAAGCCCGTCGTCGCCTGTTTCGTTCCCGGCTTTCTTGTTCAGGCTGACGAACTTGTTTTTCATCTTTTCAAGCTCGTTCAGCTCCTTAGCCTTTTCGTTATCAAGCTCCGCCATACGCTTCTCGTGCCCGTCTTTCATGAGGTTGAGCTTCGTCTTTTCGTTCGATACCATAAGAGCCGCCTCCATTTCGCCGATAGACACGAGGGCTTGCTGACGGCGTTGGCGTTCCTGTTCGAGCTTCTGTGCGGCTGACGCTTCGGTATTCGAGATAGCCCCGGAGCGACGTTGCAGGGCGGCGAGTTCGCGCTGTTGTTTGGTGTCAATGGCGGCACGCTCAGCCTCCAAGTCGCGCAGCTTATTCTCGTCCTCAATGGTGTTCGAGGTGAGAGCCATTGAACGTTTCTGCAGCTCAATCTTCTT